GATCCCGTGACTGCACCATTAGTGGTTGAGATATTTGAAAAGTATGCTGATGGCAAATCGGTTCGTTCCATTGTTGAGGATTTCAATGCCCGCGGACTTAAAACGAAAAGGGGACAGCCCTTCAATATCAATAGTTTCAGCTCTCTACTGAAAAACCGCAAATACATTGGCGAGTATCGCTATCAGGATGTTGTAATTGAGGGCGGCGTTCCTGCTATCGTTCCGGAAGACCTGTTCAACCGTGTGCAGGAACGCATGGAGAAGAACCGCCATGCTCCCGCAATGGTAAAAGCAAAAGAGGACTATCTGCTGACAACAAAGCTGTTCTGCGGTAAGTGTGAGCGCATGATGGTTGGTGAAAGCGGCAAGAGCCATACCGGCGCTATGCACTATTATTACAAATGCAGCGGTGCGAAGCGCCTGAAGGATTGCGACAAGAAGGCTGTTCGCAAAGACTGGATTGAGCGTGTTGTTGTTCGCCTGATCATGCAGCGCGTCATGGATGAAGAAAAGATCAACAGGCTCATTGACGCAATTCTTGTTATGCAGGAGCAGGAAGACACAACAATCCCTGCGCTTCGCTCACAGCTTGCGGAAACCGAGTCCTCCATTGGAAACATTCTGAAAGCAATCGAGCAGGGCATTTTCACGCCGTCCACCAAACAGCGGCTTGATGAGCTGGAAGCACGAAAAGAAGAAATCCTTATGAATATCCAGACTGCTGAACTGCAAAAGCCAAAGCTTACCCGCGAACAGATGACGGCATGGTTTGAGCAGTTCCGTCATGGCGATCCAGCAAACCGTGAGTTTCAGAAACGCTTGATTGATACATTTGTAAACGCCGTGTATGTGTTCGATGATAAACTGGTCTTGACCTACAACTATCAACATGGGACGCAGACAATCTCACTTGACGAGATCGCGTCGGCGCTGAGTTCGGATTTTGACGGGGCTTCTCCACCAAATCAAAAATCCGAACCTTTGTCCGAAGGGACAGAGGTTCGGATNTTCGCTTGACGAGATCGAATCGGCGCTGAGTTCGGATTTTGATGGGGCTACTCCACCATTGGACGTATATCCGAACCCTACATTGCGTGGGGAACGGTATTTGTCCAAACAAAAAGACACTCCTTACCGTAATGGTAGGGAGTGTTTTCTTTGTATCTAAGGCACTTAGGTGAGTTAGGTGAGTAATCGGGCTAAAATCCCTATAACTTCTTCTTAGTACGCGCGTATATAGAAATAGTTATAGGGAAATGTACCCGATTACTCACCTTCCTCACCTAAACTTTTTAAATTTAGGGGCAATTATAGTCTTACTTCTTCCCTTTCACCACGAACCCGGCAAACCCCGCCGCTTTCAGCTTTTCCAGCATCCTGTCGGCGTTGGCGCGGACGGCGAAGGCTCCCACCTGGACCCGGTACAGCACCTGTTCGGCGTCGGCCTTGGGTTCTTCGGCAGGCTTCTGCGTCTGAGCCGGGACGAAGGCCACGCCCAGGTACTTGCACAGGCCCTTGGCGATGGCCTCGCCGATCTCCGTGGTGTGCTCCACGATCCACTTGGCACCCTCCACCGTGTCGTGGAATTCGCACTCACAGTACACCGTGGGAGCCGCCGGAGTCCGCACCTCGTAAAGGTTGGGGTTCTTCTGCACGTTCTCGGACGTTCCCGGCGTCAGCGGGGCCAGCTCGTTGAACACCGCCTTGCAGGCGTCGTACCCCTTGCCGGGGATGGCGTAGCAGAACAGCCGGGTGCCCATGACCTGCTTGTTGCAGGCGTTGGTGTGGACGCAGTTGTGAATGTCCGCCTTGAAAGCGTTGGACTGGGCGCAGCGCTGGGCCATGGTGGAGCCCAGAGCCGCCACCTGCACCTCCACGCCGCTGCGGCGCAGGGCCGCCGCCTCCGCCTCGGCGATCTTCTGGCACTGGGCGTGCTCGTTGGTGTTGCCCCAGGCGTAAGCGTTGCTCACCTGGTCGCTGGGGCTGATGTAGACCTTCTTACTCATCGCTATTCTCCTCTCCCGGCAGGTTCTCCTCTGCCGTGTCCTCGGTGTGTACCTTCAGCTTTTTTAGCAGGGCCTGCATAAAGCCCGGCACCGGTGCGCCAATGGCCGAAACGTTCTCCAGAATGGACAGCAGCTCGTTGATGACCAGCCAGATGATGACGATGCTGGCAAACAGGAAGTCCACCGGCCAGCTCCAGCCCAGGCTGTCCGCCCCGTAGCGCAGAAGCCAGTCCACCACGCAGGCCACCCCGACGATGACCAGGTAGCCCACCTTTTTCAGGATGCCCCACAGGCCCACCCGGGAGGACAGCTCCCCGGCGTGCCAGGCTTTGGCCATGCCGGTGATGTAGTCCAGGACCATCACCACCAGCAGCACCAGCACCGGCACCAGCAGCTGGATGCCGTAAGCGCACAGCGCCCCCAGCGCAGCCGCCAGCGCGGCCTTGATTGTGTTTTCTTTCATGTAAAATCTCCTTTCCTGCCGCCTTGGGCGGCGTGATTACTGCGTGAATGCCTTGGCCGACAGATTGCCGCTGTTGTCCACGGCGATGGTGTACAGGGTGCCGTTGGGGGCCTGCACAAATACGTTGGCCATGTTCTGCTTGACCTCATCACCGAACTGCATGGGGGTGCCCACCCACACCTGCTTATAGGCGATCTCCTGGTTCTTGGTGATGATGGCCCCGGCGGCATCACCGTTGCCCACGATACGAATGAACCTCGCGCTGAGATCGTTAATGGTAATACTAAAGCCCTTGCCGTCGCTGTCGAATACTGCATCGTAGGAGGTCCCGGAGGTGGCTTTGTATGTCGCAGCGCCAGTAGACTCCTTCAGGTCATTGTACTGTACAGCAATGGGCCAGATGGAGCCGCCGCCGCTCTCAAAGGTGCCATCCGGGCAGCGCACCCGGATCACGTCCCCGGCCTTGCACCCGATATAACCGCTTGTCCACATGGTGTAGTTCCGCACGTCGGTACTTTCTGTACCGTTCCCGTTCAGGCGGGTTTGAGATTTAAAATTCGAACTCGATTGGTTCAACTGGTTCGTAAAATTCGGCTGCTGCTGGTATTCACCCTCGGCGGCCTGGACGAACGAGGTATCCGCCGGGGTGATGGGCGCGGCGACAGGCTGCCACCATCCGGAGCCGGTCCACCACTTGGACTTGCCCAGGCTGCTGTCCCAGACGGACATACCCGGGTAATACTTATCTGCGTCCAGAGACCCGCCCTGACCGGGCAGGGCAACGGTATCCGCCAGATACTGCCGGTTTCCGCTGGCGTAGCCATTGTAGGGCACCAGCCCGGAAGGGGTAGGATAGAAGTAGCCGTTAAGCCCATCTGTCGCAAGAAAAATCTTGCTGTCTGCGCTGGGGATCGTGGCCAGCAGGTCGGGCAGCTGCCCGGTGCGCCCGGCGGACCGGATGATGGAAAACCCGATCAGCGACAGCGCAATCTGCGCGGTGGGGCCGGTTACGTCCACAAGCGCTGTGTTGGTGTAGGTGTCGGCGCTGCGCTCATAGAGCTGGAGCCCGCACACGGTGACCGTTGCGCGGTTGGCCATCATGATGGGCACGCCTGCCGTCTGCCGCCAGCCGTAAAAGCCGTTAATGGTGAGATTGCTGTCCACCCCGGCGGAGACATACACCGCCGCGTCCTTGGACTCGGCCCCGCACCCGTTGAGCACCACGCCATTGCCGGTTATGCTGAAAATCGTCCCTGTGCCGCCGTCGCAGCACACCTGTGACAGGGAGCTGTAGGCGGACTGGATGATATACGGGTTGGCCGCGCCGCTGCAATAGACCCGTTCCAGGACGGTACTGGTGCCGTAGTCGATGTGGACGGCATTGGAGGCGCACACAAGATACAGGTCCGCCAGCCGCCGGGCCAGCTGTCCACCGTGGGCATGGCTTTGGCGGCATTGCCGGTTTTCTTGATGATGGCGGTGGACGGATTCTCGCCGATCAGCGCCGGACTGCGGCCCTCCCACCATTTGACGCCGTCGATGGTGGTCACCGCATCGCTGTAGGTCTGGATGACCAGCGGCGCGGTGATGATGTAGGTGCCCGCCGGGACATACACGGCCATGGCCAGCGTCGACACAGCCCTGTCAATGGCCGCCTGAATGGCTGCCGTGTCATCCGTGCTGCCGTCGCCCTTGGCCCCGAAATCCCTGACGTTCAGGATGCCTCCGGCTTTTTTCTTCCAGCTGGCAGGGCGTCCGTCCGCCCCGACGGTATCCACCGCAATCTGGTCGCCTGCGGACAGCCCCGACAGGCCCATTGCGCCGGCAATGGAGGAAGCCGTCACGCTGGCGTCGGACCCGGCGGGGCCTCGCGGGCCGGTCGCGCCGGTGTCGCCCTTGGGTCCCTTCAGATTGGCCAGAGCCACCACATTGTCCCAGTTTTTCCCATCGCCGGAAAACTGGATGTATCCGCCCTCCACCCGCATGGACGAGACCGCCGGGTGCTCCGTCAGATAATCCGCCACCGCCTGGGCGACGCTCTCCGGCTGCACCGCAATCAGCCGATTGAGCTTTTCCGTGAGCTGATCGTACACATCCTCCGCCGGGTCTGCCGGAGCGCCGCCGGGGGTGGTGACAGACGGCAGCACCCGCAGGTCCGCCG